CGCTTTGAACTGCGCTGGACCGATCACCACGGACGCCGCCGCCGCCTCAAGCGCAGCCAGCGCGCCGCCGCCCTTGCCGAAGCCAGGCGCCTCGCCGACGACCTCGCCCGCGGACACCACCACGCCGAACTATCCCTTGCCGACCTCGCCAGCTTCCGCGCCGGCGTGATCAACCTCTTCGGCACCGGCAAGACGCTGGAGCTTGCTACCGCCGAATACGCCGAGGCTCAGCGGCTCCTGTGCGACCTGACTCCCGCCGCCCACCCCTCCCTCAAAGATCTCGCCCGCTTCTGGCTGGACAACCAACGGCAAGCCACTGGCCCGATCACCGTCGCCGACGCCGTGACAAAACTCCTCGAAGCCAAAACGCAACAAGGCGTTTCCGAGCGGTGGCAAGGTGCGCTCAAGTCCCAGCTCAAACGCTTCACAGCCGACCACCCGTGCGACATCCAGCGCATTACCGCGGCCGACGTGCGTAAATGGTCCTACTCACTCCCCCTTGGCGCGCGCGCACGGAACAACCACCTTGCCGCCGTCAAACTCCTCTTCAACCTTGGCGAACTGCGCGGACACCGGGAGCGTCAAGCTATTCAGGACATCGCCGCCGTCACCGTTGCCGAGACTACCAACGCGCTTTGGAGCCCGGCAGAATTCCGCCGCCTGCTCCACGCCGCGCCCCTCCACCTGCTGCCCGTGCTCGTCCTCGGAGGATTCGCCAAGATGCGATCAAGCGAGATCATGCGCATCGAAGCCGCGAACCTCAAACTCAAGGAATCCCGCCTCATGCTCCGCGCCGGCCAGACCAAAACGCGACGGTGGCGAATTGTCCCGTTGCCCGACTGCGCCGTTGCCTGGTTGCGCGCCTGCGAACTCGCGGAGGACGGCAAGCTCTGGCCCTGGGGCAGCCAGAAATTCAACGCAGACCTGCGCAAGCTCGCCGTCTCCTGCTGTCTGAAATGGCGTAGCAACGCCCTGCGCAATTCCGCCATCACCTACGACCAGATCAACAACCCCGACGTGGCGCGCGTCGCCCGCGAATCCGGCAACAGCGTCGGCGTCGTGGAAACCGAATACTTTGCTCTGAATGGCGTCACCAAGGCGACCGCGGAAGAATGGTTCAACTTGTTTCCGCCACCGACAACGCGCGTGATCGTTCCGCTGCCCGCTCAAAAATGAGTCCCCAACCCGTCCCCAGAATGGCCCACGAATCGAAAACATCGCCAGAATCCGAAAAGGCGACAGCTTCGAACCCTGTCGCTCCGACCACCTCTTTCCCGCCAATCCTTGAGAATCAGTCTGTTTCACAAAACGAACTGTTCCCAAGTCCTTCAGTCTTTTCTGAAAACAGTCCCCAACCGTCCCCAAAAGGCGGACGGCTTTCCAAGCTCGACCTCCGCGATCTCATGCGGTTTTGCGACCGGGAAGTAGGTTACTGCGGAGTATCAGATCCCGCCGGCCAGCGCGCCGTAGAGCTACGCGCCAAACTCGTCGCCATTCACGCCCACGGCTTTCAATGACTTTATGACACACGCTGCGCTGTTGGAACAAATGAAACGCCTTGGATTGACCGAGGCGGAGGCGATGAATTGGCTGATGGATAAAAACCTGATCTCGGATCATTGCGTCCGGATTTGGGACATCGCCGGCCCGGACCTCGCCCGCGCCGTCCAGGCCCTTGCCTCCAGACAGACCGCGCTGGACAACCCACAAATACAGTGAGGCAGCTATGATCACCCGAACACGGCGCATCTGTCCGAATTGTAAATCCCGCCGCGTGATCAAAGGCAAGCGACTATGCGACGATTGCCGCATCAGTCGTGTTATCGCGCGACAGGAAAAGCTTTTGCCTTCAACATCTCCGCCGCCTTCTTCGCCGTCGCCTTGCGCGCCTCCCGCGCCTTGACGTATTGGCCGCGCTGTTCCTCCGTCAGACCGCGCCAAAACTCCTTCTCGCGCGCCTGCTGGCCCGTGAACGGTGCCGCCGCCACGCGCTTGTAATGGTCGAACACCTGCCGCGGCGTCTTCTTCAAAAGCAATTCATCGAGCGCCTTGCGCGCCTCCGTGTTATTCCCGATGCGAAGCGCCTTGTTCAGCTCGTCAAAGTCGCCCGTGAAGAATTCCGCACTCGGCACGATGCCCTTTTCCCGGTTGAACTCCCGCGCCAGATTCCGGATCCGCTGCTCCGCCGTCGGCGCCTGATCCGTCTTCACGCCGAAACTGGCCATCATCTGCTTTTGATACTGCCCCGGAAACCGTTCGCTAGGCTCGCCGCTGATCAGTTGCTTCGCCGCCGTCGCTGGCGACACCGCGCCGATCGGAATCGGAATCAACGCCTTGGCCATCGCCGGCAACACCTCGCCATCGCGCAGCTTTGCCCCGAGCGCATCCTTGCGCGTCAGGAACATCTCCGCCGGCCGCGCCGCCGCGTGAAGCCTGCTCACCGCCACGCGCCGCAACGCCTCGCTCAAGTCCCCGCCACTGCGATGCAAATTGCCCTCGATCAAGTGCGTGTATTCCATCGGCAACGCCAGCGGATTCAGGAAGAACCCCGGCCCGCCGCTCACTGCGTCCGGAATGTAGGCGCTGATCTTCTTGTCCCAGCCCTCCTCCTCGTTCTCCCACGTCGGTTTGCCGCGAAATGCGTAGTTGAGAATCTGATTGGCCAGGAACGTCCCCAGCGCCATCGCGCCCGTCGCCCTCATCAGCGTGCCGACCACCAAGCGCCGTTGCTGAATGCTTTCCATCGGCGTCTTGAGCGTCTGCACGATCGCGCCCAGCTCCGCGCGGATCAACGATTCATTCCACTGCGGCGCGAGGAAGACGAACCGCGCCAGGTCCTGCGCCGTGCGACTCTTGAACAGTCCTTGCCGGTTCAGATTGCCGAAGCGCGCATTGAGATCCTTGCTGACGCGCCGCGCCACCTGTTCCTCGCTCGCGTTTGGAAGGGCCCGGCTCATGCGCTCGAACTCGATCAGCCACGCCTCCGTCATCGCGCCGCGTTGATACTGCCCAAACAGCCAGTGATTGAACGTGCCGACCACCGGCAGATTGTGCAGCGCATCGCCCCAGGCATTGTCCAGCACGTTGCCGACGTTGAACCCCGTGCGCAGCGCCAGATCCAGCCGACGCTTGTTCTCCTGCAAACCATCCGCCCACGCCTCCGGAATTTCCCCGCGCGCCGCCATCTCGCGAATGTCCGCCGCGGAGAAGTCCAGGAGCGTCTGCCCTTTCTGATACCCGCCGCCCAGCCCGAACATCTGCCGCCAAGCCACCATGCGCCCGAGGTGAAACGTGTCGAACATCAGCAAGCTCGACTTAATGAACCCGAAGACTTTCTTGGCCGATGACCCTTTGAAGAAGCTCGCCGCCGTCAGTTTGTTGAGCAACCCCACGAAATTCTCCTGCACCGCCACCTCCAGTTCGCCGAAGCGCCAGACCGTGTAACCTTCCGGCGCGATAGTCACCCAATCCGGCTTGTAGGTAATGCCCGCCTCGTCTTGAGCCTGCGCGCGCTCGCTGTCCTCCGCCGGAAGATTCGCCGGCTTGCGCGGTTTCTTGATCACGTCCACCACCACCGGCATGTCAGTCGCCGGATCCATCAGATTGCGCAGCCCATGCACCCACGCCAGTTCGTTCAGCTTCCGTTGACCGCCCGCCACGCGATCCGCCAACAGCTCGAGCGCGTTCAACGTCGTCGGTTTGCGCCCTTGCGCGATACCTTCCGCATACGTCGCCACGGAACGCGGCTTGCGGAATGGCGTCCCTGCCGCCGCCGGCTTGGTCGGATCCGCGCCTGCGCCCACGTCATCGCGCGCCCAGGAGTGTTTCACATAGCCGCCCTTCCACTCCGGAGAATTCACGCCCTCGTTCAATTCCGCCTCGCGCTCCGTCTCCGTCAGCGTCTTGTATTCCGCCGCCGCCGGCTGGAGTTTGTCCCAATTCGCCGCCGCGTACTCGAGTGCCGCCAGCGCCTGCCGCCCGGCCTTGGTGTCCGCGTGTTCGCTTGCGCTGATCTGATCGTAAAAGTCGGACAACCTCGACCGTTCGCCGTCCGCCTCGACCACGAACGTCAACGCCGCCTCGCGCCCCTCATGCTTGACGCGCACCTGACCCGGCTTCGTGTCAAAGGCACGATTGAGAATCAACCGCACGCGCAAGCTAGCCGCGTTCGCCGCCTGATTGGCGCGATTATCCGCCACGTCCCGGTTGACGACCGTAGTTTCCCGCGCGCCACGGCGCGCCAGCCAGTTGCCGGACTTCACGCGCCACGCGCCCAAGCCCGTGAACAAGTCCTTGAGCCGCCCGCCCGGCAACCGCTCCGCGCCATTCCATTGCGGAATTCCCCGGAGCTCCCTTCCTGACTCCTGACTTCTGGCTCCTGACTCCTCAAGGTTGTCATCAACCTTGACGCGCCCCGCGCCGCTGTTGGCGCGCCCGCTACGGATTTCATCGCCAAGCGTGTCCACCAGCTCCTTGTATTCGTCCAGCATCGCCGCCGGGATTTCCTCCCCGCGTTCCTTGAAAGCGTCCATTTCCGCGCCCAGAGCGTTGATCTGCCGGCGTAGTGACGTCGCCACGTCATCCACCGCCTGTCCGTCCAGCCATTCCTTTGCCTCCGTCTCATCGAAGCCGGGAATGTTTTGACCGCGAAGCCACTCGATACCGTCTTGCACTGCGTTGGCGATGCTCTTGCCGGCGCGATACGCCGCGCGCACGACTTGCAGGACGCCACGCGCCGCCGCCCGCGTCAGCCAGACCGGCGCGCCCGTCACGCCCTCATACAACGCGCCCGGCTTCAATCCAAGCTTCTCGATCCACTCCGTCAATTGCGCATCCACCGGATCGCGGCCCACCACCTTCACCGCCTTAAACAGCTTGTCGAACGCCTCCGCCACCGGCTTCATTTCAGAATCCAACAGGTACGGGTAACGCCCCTCGTCCCGTGCGAAATCCTCCACGCCCACCACGTTTGCCAGGTAATCATTGTGATACCCGGCATCCTTCATTTTCGTGATCAGATAGTTTTCAAAGGACCGCGCCGCCCGCTCGATGATTCTCGACCAGTAGCCACCGGATTTCCCGGCGTCAATCAACTGCGCCCGCTTGGCCATTGGCGAGGCGTCCAGCGCCCGCACCAATTCAGCAAACGCGCTCGCCACCTCCGGCCGCACCCCTTCGACGCGTTTCCAGTCGCCAGGCGTGCGGATGCCCCGCCGCGTGCTCAGTTCGTTGAACCGTGTTTCCGACAATTTGAAGCCCTGACTGTTCTCGTAATACGTTTCCGGCTGATACGTGATGAATCGCCCTTCCCGATCCCCGGACGCGCCTCGATGACGTTGGAAATAATTATCCAGCGCGTGAAACCATTCATGACCGAGACTGCCCGCGCCCCGCGTCTTCGTCAGGTTGATCACGAATGTTCCCGGCTCAAAGTGCGCCGATGCCCACCCATGCCCGCGGGAGCCAAGCCCCAGGCCAAGCTCGCCATTGAGCGAAATGGAATTCGACGGCACACCCACGATCGCCGCCAGATCCATCAAGCCGTCATACGCCGCGTTCAGCATCCCCTGCCGCTCTTTGAGGTTCTTGCCCTGCGATACCCAATTGCCAAACTCCACCCCACGGAAGCCAAACGTCTCCATGAACATTTCCGGCGTAGCGTCGCGCCCTTGTCGATGGTCGGCGCCGGCCCGTTCCCGGTTCGCTTCCCGGCGCACGTCCGTTTCCTTGACGTTATCCGTCTCCTTGACGCCCTCCCACGCCTGCAAAAGCTCGCCGTAATTATCCGGATTTCGGGCAAAATCGAGCGCCTCCTTGGCCGTCGGAAACGTCTTCAACTTGCGCACCAGCGGATCACCCTCCTTGTTGATGAAATACCCACGTTCATCGCTTCCCCTCACTTGAAAGCGCATTCGTTGCTCCGGCTCCGCGCTGGCCAGCAACGCCTTTACCTTCTCCGTGATTCCTTCCAGGCTCGAATCGCGAATGGTTTTGCCATCGACCACCGCCACCGCCGAAGGACTTGGAATCTTCGCGTCGCCGGAATATCGGTAAGCGTCCGGAAACACTTCCACCTTCTCCACCCTGCCCCACTCGCTCCGCGGCACCTCGCGCAGCACCCGGATCTTGTTCACCAGTTGCTCCAGCTTGTAGCCATCCATCCGGCGCATCACCTCATCTGGCCCCTTCTCTTTCGTGATCCGCATCAATTCCCGCACCAGCTTCACCCGTTCCACCCAGCGCGCCACCTTATAGCGTTGCCGCGGCTTGCTTGGAATCTCCTCGCGAACCGCGTGAGCAATGGACGCCACCGCAATATCTTCGATCTCGTCCACCTCAGACTTTGGCCAGATTTCCGAAAACGATTTGGTTGCCAGCTCTTCGTCGGTAAAATCGCGGTTCAACGACGGCTGTAAATCTTTCCGCGCGCCCCCCAATTTCTGCCCGAAATCCTGCAAACCAGAAACCGGCGCCGCCACGGGCTCCGTCTTGGCCGCGCTGACGGTCGGCAAATCCTGTTGATGCTTGTCCAAAGCGGATTCCATTTGATCGCGCCGCAATGCTGCCTTCGCGGCGGAGACAGTTTCAAAATAACTGCGACCACTCTTTGAACCAATGACTTGAAAGACATGCTTTCCTTGTCCTTTCGCCCGCTCGACGACTTTGAAGGATTCATCGCCCAATTCTCTGGCGTTATTAAGCGCGCCGGGATTCTGCTTCTCGAAGTCCAGTTGGGCGCGCGTTTTTGTCTGCGGCAGCTCCTGCTGATTCTTCTCCTTGAATTCCTTGGCCGCGCGTTCGGTTTCCTCGCGTTGACGCCGTTCCGCCTCGATGCGTTCGCCGCTCTGCGTCTGTTCGGAAAACAGGTTGAACGCGACATCTCCGCTCCCCAGCAAGTCGCCTTGCTTCTGCCCACTCTTGAGCGTCGGCGCCGCCGGCTTTGTTCCACCTTGTTCCACCGCCGTTTGGTCCGTTTCTGGCTTCTTTAGGCTATCACTGATAGCCTCAAGCGTCGGGAAACTGTCCGCGCCCTCCTCCGCCACGCTCTGCCATTCCTCCGCGTAAATCGTGGTTCCGTCCTGGAGCACCTGCCGTCCGAACCGCGTCCCGTCCTGCAACGTCACCTCGCCATCCGGCGACACCTCGACCACACGCACCGGCTCGCCATCGATGTTCAGCGTGTCGCCCACCTTCATCTCCGACACTGGCACACCCACCGCGCCCTTCTCGATGGACTGGCTGAAATCCGCGCTTTGTCGTTGCGACCCCGTCACGTTGGCCTCCACCCATTCCTTGAGTCTCGCCGCCAGCGCGCCGCGTTTGGCCGTATCGCTCAAGTCCACGTCCTTTGCGCCAATGGCCGCCGCCGCCTGCTTGCGCGCTTTGGCCAGCTCTTTCGAGCGCAGAATCTTGGCCTTGATGCTTCCCGTGCCGTGTCCCGTCTTCACGTTCACCGCGTCGTCATACAAGTGTTCCGGCGACGTCACCCAACCCGCCTGCATGGCGTTTTCCAACACCAGCCGATCAAACTCCCGCGCGCCTTCCCGCGCCACCGCTGCCGCCGTCGGAGGTTTTGGCGGTTTAGCTGGCTTGACAGGCTGGACGGGAGGAACAGGTTCGACCGGCTTGGCCTGCGCCTGCATCGCCGCCTCTAAATCCACCACCGGCTTCACCTCCGGCACTTCCACATTTGCGACGGGACTCCCCACATTTGCGGCCGGAATTTCCACCTTTGCGCTTTCCACCTCCACATTTGCGTTCCGGCGCGCCCGCATCCGGCGCAATGCCGCCGTAGCCCGTGCGTCGCCCATGCCTTCGAGCAATTCCAGTTCAAGGCGGCTCATCCCCTCGTAATTCTTGTCCGGATTCTGGACGGCCGCCTTCACCGCCTCATCGGTCTTGCGCTGGAATTCCACCGCGGCCCGCTGTTCCTCCGTCAACGCCGCCGGCACTTCCACCCGTTTCTCGACCACTACCGGATCACCCGCCACCGCGCCCGCCGGTTCCGGCTGCACCTTCGGCAACGCGCCCTTGAGCCGTTGACTCCCCGGCGCCTCCCCGCGCAGCACCGCCTGCAGCTCCGCCAAAGCATCCGCCGACGTATCGGCCGGCGGTGCCGCCGGCTGACTCCTGACTTCTGGCTCCTGACTCCTTTCCTGCCCCTCCTCCGGCAACACCTCATAACCCCGCGATTCCCCGCGCAGATTGCTGAACACCTCACCCGGAGCCGTCGCCAGCTCGCCGATCGCTTCCGCCGCGATGTCCTTTGCGCTGATGTCCTGTCCGCTGGCCAGTTGCGCCGTCGCCTCACCCGCCGCGCCGCCCGCCATCTGCGCGCCCAGCTCCTTGCCCGTCGCCACCGCTACGCGCCCGACACCCTTACCCAGCGCCGGCTTGAGGAACTTGCCCGCCAAGCCCGCCGTCAAACCGTCAAAGAGCGCAATGGGAAAGCCCCGTTGCATGGCGAACGCCTTGGCCTGCTTCACCTTGGCCTCGTCCGAGAAGAACGCGCGCACCTGCTCCGGATCGGCCAGGTTGACGCCCTGCTCGTTGGCCGCTTCCAGGAAGGCATTCGCCGCCTCCACCGTAAACGATCCCGCGCCCGCACCCACCGCCGCGCCACCGGGACCAGCCGCCGCGCCGGCTGCCATGCCCGCCGCCATGCCGGTCGCCGCCTGTGGCAAGGATTCCGCGAAGATGTTCGCCGTGATCTCGACCGGATTGCGCGCGAACACCTGCCACCAATTGGAATTGTCCGCCTTGCTCCATTCCTGCATGGCCGCGCTTTGCGGGATCTGGTTTGCCCGCTGCGTCAGATCTCCGATGTTCTGAGCCGTGGCGATGTTCTGTTCCTTGGCCGGGCCCATCGCCGCCTTGAGCCGCGCCGCTGGCCCGAAGAGGCTTTCCACCTTGGCCGGATCCTCCGCGCTCATCAGTCCCTCCATGTAACGCGGATCCTCCATCGCGCCCACAAAGGCGCGCCGGCCCTGTCGGATGGTTGGCTTGTCGTCCTTGAATTGCAGCGCCTCAATCGACCGTTGCCCGGCCAGATTCCCGCGCTTGAAGCTGTTGGCGATGCCCTCCAGCGTCCCCGGCGTCTCTGCCGGTTCGTCGCCTAGAATCTCATACCCGCCCGGCGTGGCCGGCGCTTCGTCCTCCAGAATGTCGTAAGGCATAAAGTCACTTCAAACGCACCCGCTTGGCTTCGCCGTTGATGTAGAGCCTCACGACATCGGGTGCCTTATGGCCCGCCGCCCGCGCCGCCTCTTCCGTGGCAAAGACGCCCGGCCCGATGACGTTGCCTCCCGGCTGCACTGCCGCCGGCGCGCCTTCGAGCCCCGCCTTGCGCTGCGGTTTACCACCCGCGGGAATGCCTGGACGCTGCAAAATCTCCTCAATTTCGCCCTGCTGCTGGAGTGTCGGTCCCGCCGCCGCTGCCGCCTCCTCATCCGCCGCCGCCTTCGCCGCCGCCTCCGCCGCCATCGCCTTTTCCAAGTCAGCCGGCGACATCTTCCGCGTGATCTTCCGCTTCGGCTCACCGCTTACGTCGTCGATCTCTTCTGACATCGTGACCGAGTTCGGATTCTCAGACTTCTCAAAGTTGCCCGTGCGCCGGTTGTAAACGAACGGCGCGCCCGTTTCCGGATCCTTCCAAGACCGCGGCGCGTTATCCTCCGGCGTCGGCAGCTTGAACATTTTCACCCCGATCCCCACCTTGCCGAGCTTCTCGGAAAACGCCTGATTCATCTGCTCGATCCCGTCCTCCGTCAGCATCCCCTCCTTGCCCATGCTCTCGAGCACGCGCCATTTGCCCTCCTCATCCTTGGCCGCGGCGAGTTGCGCCTGGTATTGCTCGATCTTCTTTTGGTGCGCGATCTGACTGTCCAGCGCCAGCTTGCGATTCTCCCGCGCGTCACTGCGATCCGCGGTCTGCCCGGCCAGTTCATCGCGACGCAATCCAAGCGTGTCTTCGTGCTCCCGCTTGCGCAGCCCCATCATCTCCTCATTCAACCGCTGTTGCGCCGCCCTTTCCTTCTCGGCCTGCGTCAGCGCGCGATTGCGTTGGAACGTGTCCCCCAGGTCCCTCATCGACCTGTTCAAGATCTCTATTTCAGCAACAGTAGGCATAAATCAAAGAATAGACACGGATTTCACGAATTAACACGGATGGGAGAAGGTTCCGCGGGAACACTGTCTTGGGGCTTTGCATTGTACTGCTTTGGATCATAGACATGCCCGCAATTGTGGCACTGCACTACTCCATTAAATTCGTTCCAAAACACAGGAGGATTCTTGTTGTCGATCTCGTAGCTGCAACATGCCGTTTTCATAATCCGTGTCTATCCGTGCAATCCGTGTCTCACCCCGTCGCCGGCTGCCAGCCCGCTTTTCCCGCCGTACTCAAGCCCTGCGTGATCAGGCTCAGTCCGGCGTACCACGGACTTACCGTGTTCGCCGTCTGGCGCACGCCGGCCGCGTAGGTATTCGCGCCCGCCTGGTCGCCAAGCTGCATCATGTTCGCGTTCTGCCCGACCAATGGCGCGCCCTGCGGCTGTGGCGCCGCGCCCGTCTGCGCGCCGCTCAAGCTGGCAAATTGACTCTGTGGCGTGCGCCCGCCCAGAAAGCTCGCCATGTTCGCCAGGCTGTTCTGCTTCTCGCGGTAATCCGCATCCGTCGGACTCGCACCGCTACTCAACCACGCGGTCATTTTCCGGAGCCGATCGTTCTTGCGCGCCTCGCCGGTTGGACCCGTCTCCAGCTCGTTCAAAATATCCTCCGTGCCGAGCGTCGTCCCTTCGCGCTCCGCCAGCACGCGGGAAATATCCGCCTCCGCCCCGGATCCCGGCGCCGCACCCACGCCATCGGCGAGCAATTGAGAATCCACCAGGCCCGCCACCGGACGCTCCCGCGTTTTCCGCGCCTCTTCCATTCTCCCGATTTCGGACGCCAACAGCCGGCGCGCCGCCACACCCTCCGGATCCGCCAGTTCCTGCTGTCGCTTGGCTTCCGCGATGAATTCCGGCCCGTACTTCTTTTGCAGCTCCAGCATGTTCGCTGCGCTCTCGCGGGCAATCCGGCCCTGCACCTCCGCATCGCCCATCCCTGTAAAGTCCGCCGTCGCCTTCTTGGTCCCAACTTTGATCTGCATGTGCCCGCCCTTCACCCGGACATCATGCCCGCGATGCGTGCCCGTGCGTTGGTCCTGATTCTGCCCCGCATTCGGCCCCGTCGTCAGCGGCTCCGTCCCCGGCATCAGATTCCCGAAAACGCCCAGCCCCTTCTTGTCGTTGAGCCGCTGATAATACTCCCATTCCGCCTTGGTAATCAGCCCCTGCTTGTAGGCCTCGCGCGGACGCAGCCAGTTGTTTGTCCCCGTGTCATACTCGACCTTCTGGCCGAGCTTCGCCGCCATGTCCACCTGTCGCTGGCCTGGATACGCCTTGAGCCCGGCCAGCACCACCTTGCGCGAAGATGCCTGCGGGTTCGCGTAATCTGGCGCGCTCGCCGCCGCCACGCCCACGCTTGCCGCCGTCCCGACCAGCATCAGCGCCAAAGAAGAAAAAATGGCCATATCAAACCTGTGGGTAAAGTTCTCGGATCAAACTCAGTTTCGGCTTCATCGGACTCTTTTCCTGAAACGGTCGCACACTCAGGGTTTGCAGCATTTGCGCCCGGCGCGCGTCCCACTTCACGCCAGGCACGCAATGCTTCCAAATGCGCTCAAGAGTATCAGTGCGCTCCAGCGACTCGTATGGAACTTCCATGCAACGCGTCCACTGGATGATCTCCAAGCGGGCGCGTTCCCACCGAGCGAGCATTTCCTGTCTCAGTTCCCATGTGCAAGACACCGCCTCTTTCCACGGTCCTTCGCTTACAAACTGACAAAGGCTATGCCAAGCCTCATCGAAATCCCGCGTGATCAACACCCACGGCGCATCGGGAAACTCGCGCTTTACGATGGAGTAATACGCGAGCAACCCGCTGTCTGAATCGCCTACCCGTCCCGTCTTCATTCCGTCACGCAACTGCGCGCAAAGTGCTGCCGTGCTTTCCACCAAGCCTAACAAATCGTGATGACAAAACACGTTCCCAGTAGTGAACAGGTTCGCCAGCCACGTTGTCCGGCTTTGAGGCAGCCCGGTAATGAAGAACGGTTGCACCATTTACTTCTCCGCCTTCCTGCCCTTCGCCGCTTCCTTCTCGCGCGTCGGCACCCGCCCGCCGGCCAGCTTGGTAATATCCACGCCCGCCGCCTTCAAGTGTTTAGTGGCCTGCTCGCGGTCATTGAACCGCGCCAGCAATTCGCCTTCCTTCGTCTGAATCAGCACTTTGCCGGAAGGTTTGAACGTCGCGATCGCCGCCGTGGCCCGCAACGTCGCCGCCGGCAGCGCAAAGATCGCCGACTTGTCCACCTGCCGCAGCGTGCGGATCAGTTTGCCCACCGAATTGCGCACCTCCAGCTCCCGCGTCGGAATGCGATTCGCGATCACCACATCCACATTGATTGGCGCGCCTTCCACGTCCGCCTGTTGTTCGTCGTCTGTCACCCGTTCCACTGCCATTGTGCTCAAGTCCATGTTGTTCTTTCGTTTTGTTGTTACGTCTGGCCGGCCCATTGGCTGCCAAACCCGCTATTCCATCCGCCCGTTACCGCGCCGGTATTTGCCGCCGCGCCACCGCCAAGACTGCCACCCAATGCGCCCCAGATGTTAAGCCCTTGGAACGCGCCGCTCAAGCCTGCCACCCACGGATTCACCTGATTCTGCTGCGCCTGCTGTTGGATGCCGTAAAGGTTCTGCTGATTCTGCACGCCCTGCCACCCGGCGTTTGCATTTACGCCCGTCGTGTTCGGCGCCGCACTGAACGGCACCGCGCCGCTTGACGCGCCAGACAGTTGCGAGAATTGCGCCGTCGGCGTCTCCCCGCTCAGGAACGCGCCTAGGTTGCTCAAGTTCTGCGATTCCTCCCGGTACGCCGCATCGTCCGGACTCACGCCCGACGTTAGGAACGTCAGCGCCCGCTGTTGCGCGTCCGTGTTCTGCTGCTCGCTCGCCGTCGTCAAAGCCGTGGCCTCCTCCGTCGCAGCCGCGTTGCCCAGCCAGTTGCCGCGCCCCACCTGCCCGCCAAGCACACCTTGCGTCACCCGTGAGCGTGCGTCTTCATCGAGCGTCCCGCCGCGTTCGAGATCCGCCAGAATCTGCGCCTGCAACGCCTCCGCGCCCGGCCGCGCCGTGGGTCCGTCTGTGACGCCCTGCTGAATCACCGCCCACAGGTTGCGCCGCATCGCCGCGCCTTCGGGATCGGACTGCTCCAGCTCCGCCAGCCGTTGCTGGACGTATTGCGGCCCGAACTCCTTTTGCAGCGCCAGCATCTGCTCTGTGAGTTGATCGCCATACTGCTTTTGGTAATCCGCCTCCCCGAGCCCCGTGAAGTCGTAGAACTGCCGGCCGCTGCCCGGAATGTCCACCCAACCGGATTGCCCGAGCCGCGCCATCGCCTCAAGCTGACGCCGCGCCGGCGTCGTTTCGAGATCGGCATTGATGCCCGCCACGTAACCAGTCGCCGGATCCGGCGGATCACTCCCGAGACATCCCATTTGGTTCCTTTCTGCGCATCGAGGAGCACAAATTGCCGATATTCAACATATCCTCTACCACCTTCGGCGTTACAATTCTCTCGTTCTGCTTCACCGGCTCAAAGTCATATCCGCGGAACTTCCTTGTGACATCCTGCAAATGTTCTGTCCCGCCAACCAAAAACGCCACCAGCCACACCACCTCATGCCACTGGCCTTTTACCACGTCACACGTTGGCGACGGCATTCGCTCGCTGTCCGCCCAGGCGTTCAGTGCCAGAATCATCGCCGGCACCAACTGCGCCCGATGCGCCAGGAAGAACGCGTTACCCGACAAAGTGAGCAACCATTCACTTTCAGAACGCGCCGCTTCCCCTGCGTCAACTGGTCCCGGCTCGTCGCAACAGTCGTCCACCCAATGCGCCCGGCGCGCGAACACTCGGAGGAATTCCAGCGCGCTCGCGTTCCCCTTCGCTGCCGCCTGTAAAATGTCGTCGCGATTCATGTTTACTCGTTTTCCTGCGTGTTCACAAACGCGCTGGCCGCCATGCTTTTCAGCTCCAGACGGCCCGCCGTCAATTGTTCGATCTGTAAATACATCTCGCGGAACTCGATCAGCTCGTCCGCGTTCTTCGTCGCCCGCGTCGGCCCCTCCACCGCCAGGTCAAACGGCAGCGTCAACGGCAGTTGATTCTGCACCTCCACCGTGCTTACCGTCCAGCGTCGTTGCTCCTCCGTGTCCATCACCGCCACCACGTCCACCGACGGCGTTGAATCCACGAAATGCAGCTCCACGCTCTCCGCGTCCTTGCCGTTGCGTTGCGTGCCGAAATCCCACGAACGGCTCCGCATCACCGCCAGCACCGCCGCATCGTTATCCTCGTAAGTCGCTTCCAGCGTCTGATCGTCCGCATCCTTCCACTCGTTCACGAGTCCCGCACTGTCCCCGATGATCAACCGCTCCGCGCCGGCAAACCGGGAAGTCATTATCGCCGTCGGCGTCCAGCCCGACCAAACCCCGATGAACGCCGGAATAGTCGCGCCCGGCACATTGCTCGGCACCCGGAGGCGGAGGTTCCAGACACACACATGACTTGGCTCCGTCGCTCCGTCCAGGGGCAGCGCCGCCATCAGGTAACGCCCGTAAACGTGCAGCACGATCTTGCTCAACGCGCCCTCGTTGATCCGGTCGAAATACGGCTTTGCCGGTTCACTCGCCGCCGGCAGCAATTGGAACGGAGCATCGCCGCTTTGCACCGCCGCCGCCGTCAGAACAATCTCGCGCAACGCCAGATCCGGCCCGATGCACCACAGCGAATCGCCGCCGTAAACCATCGCCTTGCTCCCCACCACGCCCACCGATCCCGCCAACCGCGGAATCAACCATTGACTCGCGCTCACCGCCGACGGATCGGCGTAAATCATGTAAATCGAACCTTCCTTGCCCACTGCAAGCCAGAACCCTTTCGCCGGACACAGCGCCTTGATGGCCTCGCCCTCGCCCCGGCCCACCCGCACCGACCAATTCGCCGCGCTCCACTTGCCCGCGCCTGCGGACGCATTGTCCAGCAGACTCGCATACACCGCATCGTAAACCCCGCCGATCGTCCCGCTGGCAAACATCCGGTTCAGCGCCGAATGCCAGGCGAGGATTGTCGCGCCGACCGGCGGATCGTCCGCCGTTGTGCCTTCGCCCGCGCTCCACGCCGCGCCGTCGTAACTGTACCACTGGCCGACGCCCGAGGAGCAATACAGCTTCGAATGCCCCTGCGCCATCGCCGCGATCGAGTTTGCCCCGAACGGATAAGCCGCCGCCGTCGCCCAGGTCGCGCCGTCCCACTGCCGGAGACTCGCCGCCACGCTCGCGAAGATATATTCGAGCGTCGGCGTGTCGAAATAAGCCAGTGCCTGAATGCGCGCGCCTCCCACCAGATCGCCCAGGGCATCCGCGCCCGGACGTGTCCGCGGCCGGCCATTGTCCTCCACGATGCAGTTGACCAACTGCCCGCCCGTATTCGGGGAAAGGTTCGTCGGCGTCGCGAATTCATCCGCCCCGCCGCGCCAATCGTTCTGCGCCGCATCCAGCGTTTGATCATCGAGCCCGTCATTGAAGGTATAGCCCACGGCTTAAATATATCCCTTCGTGTGATAGTAACCGATCAGCCCGGACGGCTCCGAGACATCCGGCACGATCTGGCAGTTGTTCGCCTCCTGCGCCACCTCGATCTTTTTCAACTGCGCCAGGAGCTTGTCCGCGTCCGCCCGTTTCAGCGCCGCCTTGCCGAGTTGCCGGCCCCGCTCGTACATGTCCGCCTGCGCGTATTCCATCAGGCAATTCGCCACCCCACGGATCGCCGGTTCGTCGTTGTCATCCGTCAAGGCCAGCGGCTTGCGCTTCACCAGCGCCTTGAATTCCGTCGTTGTCGTCGGCAACGGCAGCAATTGGATCCGCGGATAACGCTTCGCCACCGTCAACGTGCTGGCGAAATTGATGATCGTGTCCCCATCCAGCACCACGCCCACCGCCGCGGTTGTCGTCGGCTTGGAAACACTCTGAATAACTTGAGGATAAAACGTGTTCGAGTAACCCGTTTCCAGCGTCGCAGAAAGCGTTTGCTCCTCGCCGTCGAAGTCCAGGTAAACCACCCGCACCACCGCGCCAGCGTCGGCAGCCGAGGCGCTCAACACCACGCCCTCCGCCTCCACCGATACCAGCTTGCCGCGCAGATCCGCCGCCACCGCGCCGTCAACCGTGAACGCCACCGCCGCGCCGGTTTGCGCGAACGCGTCCAACGTGTCCCGGTAGAACCGGAAATTGTCCGCCACACCCACACCCTGATCCGTCCGGCGCAAGGCCAGGATGCGGTCCACCGTCGGAGGCAGATGCCAGATGCCCACGTCCCGGCTGAAAAAGTTCGGGAATGGCAATGACGTCGCCGTGGCCGATGGCGACATGTCGAAGCTGAATTCAAGCCGGAACAAGGAATCGTTCCACAGCTCATCATTCCAGATCATCTCATACCGTTGCCGGAGGAATTGCTTGCAGCGCGTCAACGCCGTTGCATCGCTTTGCCGCACCTTCGCGCAAACCAGCGCCGCCATGTCCGAGAGTGTCATGTTAATCCCCGATCTCCTTCCAGATTTCCACCACCGTATAAATTTCGCCCAGCCCGTGACTTCCCGGCGTTCCACCCGTTCCATTGTCGGAAACATTGTGCTCCACCTGGAACGTCTGCGAACCCACCACCGCGATCCGGCCCACAATCCGGCTCTCCGTCGTGACGCTACCGCTGGCCGATGACGTCGCACTGGAGCCAATCAACCACGTTGCCCCGCCCGTCACGTTGTAAAGCCGCGCCTGATGGTTGTCACAGTTGAACGCCGGCGCCGTGATCGAAATGCGATAAGTGCCCGTCCCGAGCGTGAACTGGTTCGCGCTCAAGGTCACGATGCCGCCCGTGTCCACCGCCTCCAGGTTCAGCGTCCGCACCTCCCAGCCGCTCGCCGCGGTCAACGTCTGCGCCGCCGTCGTGTTCGCGTTGCTCTCCATGATCACCGCGTAATGCCGAGGAATCACGTCCCCTCCGATGAAGTCCTTCAGCTCGTTCATGAACAGCTTTTTCAGCGCCCCGCCTTGCAGCACCACAAACGCGTCATTCGTCGCCGGCGCCGTGTTCGTGCTCGTCAGCCCGTCGATCTTGTTCGTCTCGTAGGCCGAGCGCAGGCGCGTCCCGTCCCACACCACGCTTTGATAATTACCCCAATTCGTCGCCGCCGTCTGATCCTTCACGATGCTCTCCAGCGCCATCTGCTTCACCGCGCGCCCGTTCGCCGTCAGCACCGCCAGCGCATCGCCGTTCGTCGGCAGCGCATGCGACGTCAACCCGCCCAAAAGATTCGAAAGCGTCAGGCTCGACGGCACCCCGCCATGAAGCACCGGAAACCGCGTGTCATTCGTCGGCGAGCTTGTCGCCGTCCCGCCAAAAAGCCAGTTGCTCCAGGTCATCGACCGATATGCGCTGGCGCTCGCGTCATAGACCAGCACCAGGTCATCCACCGCCGGCGCCGTCGCTGCCGTCCGGCTGGACAGCAAGGACGCATGATCAAGCAACGCACTGATTGGCATCTTCTGGTAGCTGTCCAGCGTCGTATTGTGCAGCAAGAGCGTGAACGCCGTATTCGGATCCGTGCCGGCCGAGCCTTTCCCGCTAAAAAACGTCGTGTTGATCGTGCCCGCCGCCGAATTGTTCAGCTTCGTATGCGTGACATTCGCTTCGCCACTGCTGAACGTATAGCCCGGCGTAATGTCCGCACCATAGGACAACGCTTGTCCTACCATCAAAACCACCGCCCACCGCAGAAAGATATTCATTTTGAGTTTATGAGTTTCGGCTTGATTCATCACGCCGCCACGCCGTTCAGCCGCGCCATCGGATCCACCGGATCCGGCGCCAGCCACGCCTGTTTCACCTGCTCGCGACTCAGCCCCAGGCTTGCCGCCGTTTGCCGCACCGCCTCAGTGCCGTCCCGCTCCTCGCAATCCTTCCAGCCGGCCAGCGTCGTCTCCGCCTGCGTTGGCTCGCCCTTGTGGCAGACCGAGACGCGCCGCGGAATCGTGATGCGACCGGGAAACGAGTCCCGCGCCGCCACGGGCAGGACTCGCTCCACGATTCGATCCCCTTCGCGATATTCGTAAAGAGGCATCGGCTTAGAACTTCCAGTTCAGCAACGCCCGCACCTGTCCGTCCTTCTCGCGGTCATCGAACCACGCGCGGATCGTGTAATCCCCGGCCAGGCTCACGCGCTTGCTCAGACGCAGCTCCACGCCGGCGCCCACGCCGAAGCCCCAGAGAGATTCACCCCAATCGCGCACCACGCCGCCCTTGCCGTAGAGCGTGAACGTCTCCTTGGCGAACTTCGCGAACGTCGCCTTGCCATACAGCTCGGACTCGTCGATCACGCTGCCGCCCCAATCCTCCGCCTCGCTCGCCATTGCCGTGGCGTGAATGCTGACGAACTTGTTGATGCCCACGCCGAGGTCCACGCCCGTGGAGAACGTCGGCGAGCCCGTGAGGTCGGGATACGTCAGCGCCGCCACCGGAGCCGCCGTGATGCTGTCGAGGATGGACGCCGCGCGCGTCGAGACTTTGATAATCGCCAGCGTGACGAGCACGAGGCAGAGAGTTCGGAATGTTTTCATTGGTCTGTTTGGTTGTTTGGTTGTTCTTACTTTTTCATGGACTGCCCGAAATACATGCCCAGCACCATCGTGAACGCCGAGTAAAGCGGCTCGGGAATGACGATGTTCACCGACGTGACGCCGAGGCTGGCCATCACCATATTCGCGGTCCAATTGCCGCAAATCGTGAACGTGATCAACACTGCCAGCCACGCGCGCACCGACACGGTGCCGATGGTCGAAGGTTCGTTCGCCGGCTTGGGAGCCTCTATGATTTCAGTCTGTTCGCTCATGGTATTTTCGTAAGTGCCGACGCGATTTTGCTGCCAAAGAACGAGGCCACCGTGGCAACGATGCCGACCACCAGCACCAGCTTTGCCTTGAACGCCGCCATTTCCTCGCGATGCTTTTGCAGCGTCGCCAGCTCCTCGGTCGTTTCATCTTTAAACTCGCGGTGTTCGCGCAGCAAACCGCCCTGTCCCTGCGCGCCGAAAATGGTCGTGTGCATCTCGCCCACCTTCTGGTTCGTTTCGCGAATCGTTTGCAGTATCTCCCCCACTTGCTGCTCGTTCATGTCTTGATCCCCCTGGTGTTACGTTTCACCGCCAGCGCCGCCGGCGTCATCGCCGTGGCCGCAATCTCCTTAGTCGTGCGCACCGCGCCGTTGCGCTGCGCCAACCGCGCCGCGAAATCCAGCTCCGCCTCCTCCCGGTTGTGCGCCGTGATCGTCATGCTCAACCCGTCGCGCTGGATTCGGTATTTCATCGGATAGCGCCCTCCAATCTCACCCGAATCATCGCGTTGGATTTCACCTCGCGCATCACCTGCGCCGTCTCCACCACAGCCCATCCGCTGCCGGTATTCTCTTCAAAGTTCGCAATCACATTGAAGATGCGAATCTCCACCGGCTCAGAGTTGGTGCCGTTGCCCAGCGTGCGCACTGTGACTGGCTGCGAGAAACCAAGCGGGAAATTCTCAACCGCATATTCCGTGATGTGGATCGGTAGCTGTGCGGTCTGTTGCGGTCCCCATTGCAGCTCGTAGCCAATCGCATCCGTGAGGCTCTGTGGCGCATCCCAGCGAAAGGTTGCAGCGCGAGGCATTGGTTGCGCCCAACCTGCAACCTGCAACACGCACCCTGCAACGATTGCCAGCGCAACTCTCATCGGATGATTACTCCTCCGCGCAACTCAACGCGGTTCAAGGTTGCGGAGATGCGGGAGGAAGCAGATTCAGCCCCATACTCAAACGCTCCGATGTCCCACGCCGCGCCCCGCGTTGAACCGACTTTATCAACCGTAAAACGATCATTCATCACAACGCCCGCGCCGATCAGAGAAGAAGACGATGACAGCTCCCACGTATTGACCAGCGACGGATCGCCAAAGAAGGAGCTGGCGTCTTTTCCGAGTGCCTGCCACTCGTTCGTCAGCTTAGCCCCCACATGCCAGTAAAACGGATAACCTCCACCGGCCCCTCCATAAAAGCTATTAAAGTCGCTGTCTATTCCTCCAGCCTCTGCGCCAACGTAGATATAGACGTTGCACGTCGATATGATGTTGTTCGTGACAAATACGTTCGTCGTGTTATAGGCCAGCTCAATTCCATTCCCCACCGCTGTCGATTGCCCGACGATGGTGTTGTTGAAAATCTTTGTGCCTCGGCAGTCGCGCAAGTAGATGTGACCACTGGCCAGGTAGTTTGTGGACCCAGCCCCCAGCGTCATCACGTTGTTGTAAATCGTCGCGTAGTCATTGGTCCCAGAGATGAAGATGCACGAGTTGAGATGCCCGACATTTCCGTGAATGTAATTCCCGTGAATGACGAGGTTGGTATTCACTCCCCCACCATAGTGTGCCCACGTTTGAATTCCGTCGGAGTGATAAGCCTCCGTCCCCATGTTCCAACTGCCGGTTGGCCACGGGTAGTTGCTGCCAATGTCGTTGTTTCGCACGACGGTATCAACGATGTATCCTGTAGCGCTTCCCGTTCCGACTTGAATCGAGTCAGAGCAGTAATGCACGTAGTTGCTGGAGATAACGATGTTGGTCCCGTATTCGGGATAGTTTCCTATTCCTGCATCGCACCATGTCACAATGCAGTTGCTCACCGTGTAGTTGACCACACTGCCCTCTGCCATTATCCCAACGAACGCCACCGTGTCGTCATCAGATGATCCTGAATCGCGAACGTAAAGGTTCGTCACCGAGCATCCAGTAATCAGCACATTAGTCGTGTCATTGATCCACATGCCATAGGTCGCCACCTTGTTGCCAAGCGATGTTCCGTTTGCCGTGCTGTTGATCACTGCGTTGCTGATGGTGATCCAGCCCTTGTTTTGCACGACTATTGGTGACGAAGCGTTATTTCCCCAAGTCGCCTTGGAAAACTTCGCTCCCGTATCAAAGGCCAGCGTGATAGGGCTTCCATCGGAGCCACTGAGTTGAACCGTTGCTGTGCTGGTGATGGTTCCTGAGAACATCACTGTGTCTCCGGGGTCAATTTCTCCCGCTCCGCCGCCCCAGTTCCCAGCGGTATTAAACCACGTCATCGCGTGAGCATTGGCCGCGTCTGCTCCAGTGTCTCCACCCGCTGCTGTTTGCGCGATCCAGATTGTTTCGGCGCGAACAGAAACAGTCAGCAAAAGGAAGATGAACGCGGCGATCCTCATTGACCTGCAATCTTGACGTTGTTTGTCGTCGCCCCGCCCGCCGTCCACGTCAGCCAGACGGAGTTATTTGAACTCCACATGACCGCGCTGTTGGTGCCGCTCACACCGGGAGGCGATGGAACATTGTCCGCGTGGAAGGCGAAGTTTGTTCCGAGCTGCATCCGGTTCGTCGTCCATGTGTAGCCTGCAAAGTTTGTTCCGGTCGTGCGAATGCTGCCACGCATTGCGAGATTGATGGGGGTGACAAGCCCGTATCCGCCCGGTGTGTAGTAAGGGTTGCCAGTGTCATCCACTAGCACGCCCGCCGTGTTACGGTTGTTCCAGTGCAGGAGCGTTACGGGCGACGTGTAGTCAAGGATTCCGTAAGTCTCCGTGTTGTTATCAAACATGTTCACGCCGCTGTTCGCGTCCATGTCCACTCCGACCCCCTTGTTGTAGCTGATTTGGATGTTGTCGCAGTTATAGAGCTTCACCGTGCCAGATGGCATCATTCGGTTTCCAAAGAATCGTCCACCAGTAGTCACGTTGCTGATCGTGATCGAGTTGTTGCCGTCGTTGATATGGTTGAACTCATTTCGGATGAAGTCAGTATGGCCTCGTCCGCTGCTGCTTGGATTCCAAACCGCGCCACGGTAGGAGTAGGTCACCATGTTATCATGCACGTGCATGTTCGCCGACTGAACGATGATCGGAATGGTATTGCTCCAAAGCTTGTTTGCCGAGATCGTCGTATATTCCGCCGTCCCTACCAGATTTGATATGCCGAATGCGCAGTTGTTGATCCAGTTCTGAGTGTAGAGAGAGTCCTTGGTGTCCGTGTTTGCGGTGCCGGTGATTTGGAGTCCGGTTAAATTGAACCCAAGAATCCTCAGCCCTTTCACATACGCTGGCCCGTTCGCCAGATGCGAAATGCCGATGCGGTTCCCTGCCGCAAAGGTTCCGCCATACCAGTTTGTAAACGCGTGATCGCCGCCGTGAACAGTGAAATCTCGCAACGACGTATTCACCGTGTCCGCTTTTAGGAATGTGCCGGTCGCGTCGCTCTTGAATTTGAGCGTTGAATTTGAGCCAAAACCAAACGTGGAAGCCGTCACGAAAAGGTTCGATGCGATGAATGTTCCCGGCGGAATCATCACCCACAAGTTCGATGTGGTCGCGTTGGTGTAGGCTCGGTTGATCGCGTAAGTATTCTCGGTTGTTCCATCGCCAACTGCACCGTAGTCACGAATATCAACCCATGTCAGCGGGAGAGAGCCGCCAGAAGACGGCGTCGCATTCGTCCATACATGCTGCCCGCTTGCCGTGGAATGCAGCGTCAACACCTGCCCGGCCGCTGCGCTTGACCGTGAAATTTGCAGATCATTCGTGCTGCCCGTTGCCGCTGGTGAATCCGTGGCGCGAGTGAAGGCCATCATGTCGCCTTGAAAGGATGAAATGCCAATCATCGAAGCGGCGGTTGAGCCTGTTCCAACTGTCAGCGTATTCGTCACGGTCAGGTTGCCATGCGCAGAGACAACGAAGTTGCTTCCGCCTGTCGCCGTTTGCCATGTTCCCGCTCCTGCTCCGTCACTGGTAAGCACCTTTCCAGAACCGGCCCCCGTCGAGAGCACAAACTCGCCATTTACAATCACGTCTTGAAGCGTTGTCGCTCCGGTAATGTTCGCATCTGCCGCCACCAGATCCCCCGCTGTCACTGCGTTAGCCGTGGTGAATGCATCAGCTATTACCTTACCAGACGCTGAAATGCTGGTGGTGTAGTTGGTGGAGTTAACGACTGTGATGTTCGCGTGATTCGGCTTGTCCAGCGTGTTCAGGCCCGCCATTTCAATTCGGCTGCCCGTTGCCCCGGCTCGAATCGCATTCGTGGCGTTCGCCCCTGAAATCACCCTCGTATTTTCCAGAGAGAACTTGCCTGCCGCCGTCGAGTATTCAATCGCGTCCACTCCGGTCGGCCCGTAGATGGTGCAGTTCACCAGCCGGAATTCGGTTCCATAGCTCGCGTCGTATCGGCCAATGGTGGAGAACGTGGACGCCGGAAGAGAGTAGATCGTGCAGTTGCGCAGGATGCCGCTTCCCGTCATCGCCTTGTTGGTCAATCCGCCAGAGATGGTCGCCGAACTGCGTTTGAAGTTGAGCACGCCAATATCCATGATCGCCCTGTCCGCGATGGACACCGCCACGTTTCCGAAGCTGCCACCCCCCGCCAACGCCTCGCCGTAGCCGATGGTAAACACGGCGTCGCCCCAGTTGGTAAACGCTGTTGCAGTTTCGACGATGGAATCACCCGCATACGCTCGCGATGCGCGAAAGATAATCTTTCTGGGCGCAGCCGTGCCGCCTTCGTAAACGTCGTAGTCTTCAGCGCGAACAAAGTCGTGCGCTGTGAAATCGAGCGAACCGGCATCATGCAGAATGGCCGAAGTCGGCCCATGCACCCACGCCGATTTGCATTCGATATAGAAATCCGAATCGCCCTCCTGCATGATCACGATTCCGCCCAACGCATTGCTCGAATGGAACTCGCCAAACCCCATGATCCGGTTCGTCGTCGCTCCCGTTCCAGCCAGCGCATCATCGAAAATGGCGCTCGTCGTCGTCAGGTCAGAAGATCGCCCCACCGAAACAATCGCTCCCGGCTGGAAATACATGTCCACTCCACGCCCCGCCAAGCTTTGGTTATTGGTAGGAATGTTGTAAGCTCCCGGCCCAACGACAACCAGAGAACCAGCGGGAGCCTTGGTGGAAATGTTCGTCAGGTTCAGCCCCGACGACAGCGCATCATTCGAGTAGCCAACATGAATCACGTTGGTATAAGCGCGAAGCAGTGACTGATAGTTCGTGGCGTATTCTTTTATCGGAGCCACAGCCAGATTCGAGACGCTCGCGTTGAGATACCAGTTCGTCCCGCTCACCGTGAACGGCCCCGGAAACCACACGCTGCCGGTCAGCGAACCGCCCGAGCCGCCGCCCGTAATCGGCGCCGTGCCGCTCGCTGCCCTGGACGCCACCGGCAACCACGCCAGCAGCAACGCCACCGCTAAAAGTAATCGTGTCTTCATTTCATTCGACTCCAGACCGCGCTTGCGATTCCGCCACTCGTCGCGTTCGTCAGTGAGAACGGCGTTTGTGAAAGGCAGATGTTAATCCCGTATTGGAACGGCGCGCCGCCCGCGCCGAAATCCTTGAACCCAACGCTCCCCGTCGGAATTGGCACGCTGGAAAAGTGCGGCACTCGTCCCGCCAGGCTGTTTGTCGCCGAGTCGAATACCATCAGGTAGAGCGTCGCCCCGCTGTAATTGTCGATCTCGACAAACCCGGCCTGCGCCGCCCGCGTCACCGCCACGTAATTCGATACCACCGTTCCCGAGCACGTCCGATTGCCCCAGAACTCGACATCCGCCGCTCCGGCATCGAACCCGAGCAGACACAGCACCAGCGCCAGGAGCATCCCACCCATCGCACCCGCGCCGCCCTGCATCCCCTGCACCTCCGCATCGAGCGCCACGTCTTCCGCGCTGGTTTCGTTGCCCTCTTCCGCGCCCATCACTGGCTGTCCGTTGATCTCGCTGGCGGTGAAATACACCTCGCCGCCCTCCGAGCGTGTCACCGTGCCCTTTCCTGAAAATTCCACTTCATCACCGACTGCCGGACCCACTGCGCCGCCGGTTTCGCCGGCCAGGTTCAGCGCCTCCGCACCTACACAAATTTCGTTTTTCATAATGTCATTGAGGAGGACCGGGCGGATTCCAGCCCGCCCGGCCCGTGGGTTACCGTGAGGTTATTTTACGCGAAGGTGGACTTGCTGCGGCCGATCACCAGATTGCGCGAGTCCAGACCCATGCTCATCAGGAAGCATTTCCATGCCGCCACGATGAACTGATTAGCCGGATCGCTCTTCTCCGGCTTGTCATTGATGAACACCTGTGGCTTGAGCGGACTCTTGGTGCCGGCCAGCTTCGGAACGCCGTAGGCATTCGCGCCCAGGAAGATCGTCGAATAGACCAACCCATCCGCGTCACCGTCGGCGCTGTCGTAAGTGCCGTACGTCTCATCCTCAATGAAGGGATTCGTGTGCTCGACGAAGCGGAAACCGTCCATCTCGCCGATCTGCCCCTTGTAAACGCCATCCGAGCCCCGGCCCTGAAACGCGTTCTCATACTTCGAATCCTCGCAGAGATCCTGCATGACCTGCGGAGGAAGTAGACAGAGGTATTTGCCCTTGAGCTTCGGCGCCTTGTTCACACGCAAGCGTGTGCCGGCCGCCAGGATGAACCGGCGGAACGCTTTGCCGTTGGCCTGCGTCAAGCCGGACAACGTGGAGAAGTTCGTGGCCGATGTCCCGCCATTGATCGCCGTGCCCGCGCCGCTCACAAACAGCTCGCAACCGTTGGTGCCATCGCTGCCGTGCGTCAACGGAGTCGTGGACCCGTCGGGATGCGTGCTGCCCACCAGCGCGTTGCGTACGAGTGAATCATAGAACAACGCCGCATCGCGTCCCATCAAGTCGATGTTCTGCTTGAGCGGCTGATAGGCGTCGATCATCGAAATCACGTCGCTGATCTTCGTCGCCTGCACATACTGCTCCAGGCTGACGTCCACCTTCGTGAAGTCGTTTTCCCGGAACGTGCTGATTGCCGAGCCTTCGTCCGCCGTGCCCACGTCGAACTTGCCGATCACGCCGGTCGTAGCCGTCGGACTTGCGCCGTAAAGCGTGGAGTCCGCCAGAGCCGGTTTGAAGAACCGAATGGAACGCGAATGCGCGTTCATCGGAAGATCCGCCTGCATACCGAATTGATCCATGATCAACTCGTCCACCTGCACCTCCAGCAGCTTCTTGCTGAAATGAATTTGAATGCGATCCGCCACGCTGGCCGGATTCCCCGTTGATGTCATAGCCATAACTGTTCACTCCCGAGCTACAGCGCGCCGGCCAGCTCCCGATTCAGTGCGTCCTCCTGCTCCGCGGTGGTCATGCTCGCGAAGTTCCTTCGCTCGCTGCCCATGCCACGATTCAGGCTGCCGCCACCGCCCGGTATGCTCACCCGCTGCTCCAGCTCCCGATTCTGTGCCGTCAACGCTTCCACCTGCTTCAACAGTTCCGGAACCTTCGCCGCTTCACCGCGCAGCTTGGCCGTCTCGCCTTCGAGTTGAGCCACCAGCTTGCGCCCCGCCAGCACTGCCACCCGATACGGCCCCGCGTCGTCCCCCAGCAGATCCGGACGTGACTGAATCAACGCCCGCAACTCCCGGTTGAGCGGACTGGCCACGTTCAACGCCTCCGGCAAGTCGCCTTTCAGCTTCTGCCAGGCTTGCGTCACGCTGTCGCCCGCTGGATTCCTCGATCGCAACTGCCCCGCCGCCTCCCGTGCCTTCACCGCCAGCTCGCGCTGTTGGTCTGCCCGGTCGAACTCGCCGGCCTGCTCAAAGGCCAGTGCCTGCGCTTCGAACTTTGGCGCCGCTGCATCGTAATCCTCCGCCGTGTAGCCGTTCAGCTTGGCCGATGTCGCCTTCGTGGCCAGGTGTCGCTCCCGCGCTTCCAGCGTTTTCCGTTGCAACTCGAATTCATCGCGTTGCGCCTGAAATTCCGCCTTCTGCTTGTTCAACGATTCCCAGCTCCGTTCCCGACGGTCGATTTCCTTGCGATACGCGCTCTTGTGCGCATCGAGTGGATCCTCCGCCTTGGCTTCTTCGGCTGCCGTCTCTTCTGCCGTGCTGTCGTCTGGCTTGGTTTCCGTCTCTGTCTCGGCCGGCTTCTTCGCCGCCGTGTCCGCAGTCGCCTTGGCCTTCGCCTCCGGTTTTCGGAAGTCGCTGGCCTTGATTTCCTCCGGCGTCAGTCGCTCGCCCGCGCGCTGGGCGTCCTTCGCGCTCGGACTTTTGAACCTGCCCGCCTCATCTCGGCCCGTGTCGCCCGATTGCTGCCGCGTTTCCGCCGCCTCATCCGCCGCGATCATGTCCTCAAGAGTGCGCAAGTCCTCCGGCCCGTCTGCCCTGATGCCTGATTCGATCTGTTCTTCTGCGTCCATATCTTACGGAGCAATACGTTCACGCAAACCGGCTGCCCCATTGCCCTGCTGCGTGTCCTCGTCCTGTTGCGGTCGGACGTCCACCGAAAGCGTGTTGAGCATGAAGTTCATCGCCACGTAAAAGCCCGCGGCCTCGCCACAGGCGTATTCGTGCTTGTCCAGGCGCGTCACCGCCTGCCGGTCCTTCATTCCTGCCCACCAATTCACCAGCTCGCGCAACCGCGTTCCCCGCGGCCCGGATAACACCTCGCGCAACCATGCCGAATCATCCGGTCCCCAGACCGGCGGAACCGCACCCTCGCGCGGAACAAATGGTTGTAATGCTGCACTCATGCGTTAAACCGCCAGCGCATCGGGAACGGACTGGCCGGTTTGAAGTCCAGCCAGCCCGCCACTCATGCGACCGTTCATGCGACCAGAAACCTCCGGCAGCTCCCCGCCGGAAGAAAGTGTCTCCGTGCCTCCACCAAGCGCCGCGGCCGGCGGCGCGCCGGCCATGCCCGCATCGAGCGTTTTCATCGCCGCCACGATCTGCTTCGCCAGCGCCGGATTCTCCTGCTGGAGCATTTGCAGATGTTGCCCGATATGTTCGTGCATCCGTTGCCGGCCCACCGTGGCGCGCATCAGCTCCTCCTGCGTGTTCGGCGGAGGCATCAGCGCCAACTGCTGGAGCTTGCCGAACAGAATCTTGAGCCGCGTGGCATGGTCTTCGCCCGGGAGAACTGCCGCCGGATAACCTTCCAGCAACAACGCCGAAATCTCGATCGCCTCGTCCTCGCTCTCCGTCGCCGCCTTGTTGCCGCTGGAGATGAACAGCTTTTTGACCAAACGCGCGTCGTCGTCCTCTAGGAGCGTCTTCACCAGCTCCTCCTGATTCACGTTCGGATGCCCCTTGAGCATCTGGAAACGCGCAACGCTCCGCTGCATCCGCTGCTGTTTGTTCCACGCGTCCGGCTGCGCGTCCGGCTCGATCAAATACATGTCGTGCTTGGCCTGCTCCGGCAGCACCTTGCGCGTTCCCGACTGGAAATAAGCCAGATCCTCCTTGCTGAACTGGCAGTACAGCGCCCACGCCTTGCGATACACCTGCCCTTCGCTCTGCGCCGTGATCCACGCCTTCAGTTGAATGCCCTGACTGGCAAAGCTCCCCAGGTAATTCCACTCCGTCGCCGTGCGATTCCCGCCCGACTTCCCGCCTTCGTTCTGCTGCTGAATGCCAAAATCCGGCGTGCCCGCGGATTCCTCCGCCAGTTGACGCGTGTTTTGGATTTCCTCGCTGATCGCAAACGGAGGCTCCGGCATCGCTGCCGGCGCCACTCCCGGAGGCAGCATCTCGCCCGGCTTGAGCGTGATGTTCGCCGTGTTCGCCATCGCCGCGTCTGCCGTCCGCGTAAACAGCGGCTTCATGGAATACTCAAGCCAATCGGCTTTCGCGTTCCACAGCTTCGTCCCGTAAGTCTCGTAAGGCGCCACCTGCTCGATCACCCCGCGCGGCGCGTAAAATCCCTTTTCCGTAATTTCCACGCGCCACTTCGTGAACGGCTGCATGGGTTGCCCGCGCCACTTGTAGCCCAGCAAAAAGTCCTCTCGCACCGGATCATTCGGCGCGCTCGGCGAAATCGTCCGCACCTTCCACCCCTTGCTTACCCGCTCGTAACACTCAAACAGCACGATTTCATCCTCGTCCTGCGAATACGTCAGCCCCTCGCGCCCCTGCTTCTCCTGTTCCTTCCAATGTTCCACCTGCTTGTCACCGCCGCGAATGCGCGCCACCAGGTCCGCGCTGCGGTCGTAACGGTCATCCCGGAGGTACTTCGCCACCGTGGTTTGCCGGATGTGACAAAACCAGTCCATCTCATCGATCTCATCGCCCGAGGACGGCACCACGAAAAACAGCGGATCCACGCATTCGAACACCACGCCCCCGAGCCCGTCCGCCGCCGTCGGATCCCAGCGCAATTTCAGCACCGGATTGCCACAGACCAGCATCGCATCGATCACATACGCCATTTCGAGCGCGAAGTTCGTTTCGTTCCGGAGCTTCCAATCGAGAAAATCCGCCGCGCCGGCGGTAGCGTCCGCCAACTGTGTTCGCAACGGAGTAAACGACGCCAACCGTTGACGTCCGAAGATGCTGTTGATGTAATACGGCTTGAGCTTGGAAACCGCATTGTCGCCGATCGGTAGGTGAAGATCCGCCGCGCCCCGAAACGGCTTGTTCCGCCGCCGGAGCCCCTCGTGCCGCATCTGATAAAACAACTGCTGCCGCTCCTCCCACACGCTGCGACCGTCCAGCGCGTTCAGGATCTTTTCATGCAGTTGCTTGGCCATGATGTCAGCTCGCCGGCGCCGGATCCGTCACGTCCGCCGGCACCACTTCCACCGGCTCGGGAACCTCTGCCACCAGCGCGAGATCCACCGTCCAGCAGTTGCCCTTGATATGCGCGCCAGCCCGTTCCGGCGCGCCGTAGGTCAACGCGCCCGACTTCACGACACCGGACGGCACCGCCGCCAACGCCTGCCGCCCTGCCGCCTCGATGCGCTGGATGATTTCCACCGCCTGCTCCTCTGTCTCCGGCTGAAACGTGCCGGAAATGACAATGGTGAAAGTCTTCACGGCGCCTCCGATTCAAAAGTCCCGCCCACGTTGATGCTTCCGGCGCTCGTTGCGCCAACCGTCACGACCAACGGTCTCCCCTTTTCGCCAACGGCCACAAATGAATTTCGCGGACTGGTCGCGCCATTGGTGATTCCGTACGCCCAGGTATTAGTCCCGATCCTCCACAACCTCGACCCGGCAGCGATGGAAACAGTGTTGGACGTAAGAAACGTCAAGTTCGTGCCGATCAGGTGAACGGACGCCAACACATATGCATCGTTCGGCGTGTTTCCGGTTTGGATCACCACCTTGTCACCCGTCACCAACCCGTTTGTTCCACTTTGAGCAACCTGCACGTTGGTCAATCCGGCCACCATTCCGTAAGGGATGTCCACTGAAGCGCCATTGGTATAAAACGTAACGCGGGCGTTGCCGAGATCAGTCAGCACCTCCACCGTCCGCACCACGGCAATCCTATCCCCAACTGCCGGGACAATGCAGTAGAAGTTAGTCGTGCCAAGTGCGTTGTTTGGAGCCGCGAAGAAACGCGTATTCGTCGCCGCCTGGACAACCGTGATGACAGGGAGGAGCAGCATGGACACCACCACCACCATGCGCGCCGTGATTCGAGGGATTTTCATAGATGTTGAGTCAGTTGAATGTTTGAAGTCTTACCATAGGACAATCCATGTCTAACCACCTTGGACATTCCATGTCAAACCCTATTTGCAAAAGCGGCGCGAACGCCCTCGCGCCCGCGCCTTTTTATACGCCTTGCAAAACCCCCGTCGTCGCTGAACTATTCCGCCTCGTATTCAAGCCCGCTTTCAGGCTGGGGGATTTCCACCACCGAAAGCAAAGCCCGATGGTGTTAGTGCGCCATCGGGCTTTTTCGTTTAACCCGGAGGTTTGTTGCTGCGATCGTCCAAGGAAATCGTAATGCGCATCTCCTGCCCGCACGTCTCAACCGAAAATCGTTTTTGGATGCCAACGAGAATTTGCGGAATCTGCTCCTTGCACCGCCGGCGAACACGTTCCGCTGCGGTAACCGTTTCCTCCTCCACGATTTCCTCCAATCGCCTTTGAATCGCTTCCTTCAACACCTTTTCAAATCCGCCCTGAATATCTGCCATTTCTGTTCCTTTTTCTGAGTTTTTGAGTTCCGGCTAAAATCAGTTCACCCCGCATCAAACCCCCGCAACACATCCTCACTCACCGTCGGCTCCGCCCCCTGGTCCTCGCCAATGTAAGGCCCGAACGTGCTATAAGGATTCACCGCCCGCTCCTCGCCCCCGATGTTGATCGAATGCATCACAGGTAGGTTGCCCATCGCCCCCAGAATCACCTCCGCCCGGTCTGGCGACCGCTGCGGCCGTTGGTCCCGAGCCTGCCGCGCGAACAGATCGCGCTTCGACTCCACCCAGCGCAACCCGCTCGAATCATATTTGCCAATCCGATCCACCAGTTGCCCCTTGAAATCCGTATCATCCGGAATGATGACGCGCCGCTGCTTGATCGCCTCCGTCCCGTTAAACCAGTTTTCGCTCTCCCGATTCCGGAACTTGTCCGGCTCAAACGCCCGCGCGTTCGCGTGATACTCGAGGATCGGCCAGCCCGCCTCCTGGATGCGTTGCACCATCGGCTTGCCCATCCCGTCCGCGTCGCCTTCCACCTCTTCCGGACGCAGCCCTATCGAGCGCCGCAATCCCTCCAGCTTCGTAATGAACCGTCCCACCGCGCTCATGGTGTTCTTGTCCCGCCAAACGTCCTCGAACCAAGTCTTGTTCCCGCGCCGCACGCCGATGCTGTTCTCGTCCCCGCCCGCCGCGAAATCGAGCCGCACATGCCGATCCGTCCCCTTCTGCCCCGGCGGTTCATTCACGCAATCCGCGATCTCCGTCAGCCCGATCAGCGAATCCTGCACGAACGGCATGAACTTCGCGAAAAATGCCGATTGAATAAACGGATCCTGCAACCCCCGATCGTAATCCCCACCCCCGGCGCGCGTGATCACCCGCTTCATCTCCTCGCGGTCAATCCACGGGCAATCCTCCACCGTCATTTGAAACGTGTTCCAGAACTTCGCCTCCGTGCTTTGAGACTCGTAGAATTTGCCCATCGCAAACCCCGGCGAACTCAGCAACCCCATCCGCTGCGGCCGGCAACGATCCTCACCCGCCCGGATGATTCCATCCGCCACTGACTTGCATTCGTCGAAAAGCATCATCAGCGGCGTCTCTGGCGACCCGTGGAAACCCTCCGCCCGCCCCGCCTGACTCGCCGAGTAAGCCATGAAGTTCGGCACCCCGCCAATCTTGATCTCCGTGTCCTGGAATTCCCAACTCGCCGGGAACTTGTGCGAATAACTCCGGAGCGCCGGCATTAGTTGATTCTTAATCTGCGCCCAGCTTCCACTGGTTGCCGTCACGCCCCCGTTCTCACCCCGCCGCGGGAACACCGTCAGGTGCCACAGAATCACCGCCGGCATGATCTTCGTCGTCTTGCCCGCCTCATTACAGCACACGAACGACACATGCGACCGCGTGGGCCCGAATGCGTTCACGATCGCCTCCTGCTTCACCGTCAGCGGAATCCCGAGCTTGAACCGCGCAAACCCCGCCGGCGTCGCCAGCGCCATCCGCACCTTCTCCGGCAAGCTCGACACCGCCACCCGTTTATCATCCTTAGCCATCAGGCCATGACCTCCAGCGGACTCCGCACGCTCATGGCCTCTGCGTGCAAGTAACCCATCGTCGTCTCCAGCGACTTGTGCCCCATCGCCTGCTGAATCGCCCGCGGGTTCGTGCCTTGATTCAAGCAGTGCGTGGCGTAAGCGTGCCGCAACTCATGCGGCTTGATGTTCCCGCCGCTGGCCTGGCGAATCGCAAGCTGCACGTTCGCCTCGTGCAACCGATACCGCACCAACTCACCCGTGCGCGGATGTTCACACGCCGCCTTCTGCGGAAACACCCACGCCCATTTCCACGCGAACCGGCTTTGCGGATACTTCTTGCCCAGCAAGCCCGGCAATTGCAGCGGCAGTCCGTTGGCCACGTCCCGCTTCCAAGTCACCTTCGCCGCTTCCATCGCATCGCGCAGACCAGCGTGCAGCGAGCACGGCAACGGAACGACGCGATCCTTGCCGCCCTTCGCCCCACGAATGACGAGGCGCTGATTCTGCAACTCCACATCCTTCACGCGCAGATTGCACGGCTCCGTCACGCGGAGACCGCACCCGTAAATCAGATGCGTGATCAGTCGCGTAGGATAGCCATGCACATCTTTAACCGCGGCCAGCAACGCACGCACCTCTTCCCGGCTGGGAGCCTCGCGCAACGTCACCGGCTTGTTGGCCCGCAACGCATCAATCCGCGCCAGTGGTTGTCCCACGATCTCGCGATAAAACATCACCAGCGCATTGAACGCCTGATTCTGCGTCGAAGCCGAAACATCCTGCCGCGCCAACTGCGACAAGAACGCCTCCACCTTTTGCTCGCCCGTCATCCCCGCCACAGGCTCGCCGGCCAGAAAGCGCATGTACCGCGCCAGCCACGCCAGATAACTCTGCTCCGTGGACAGCGCAAAATGCTTTAACCGCATGTAACCACGGAACTTGTCGAATGCTTGGCTTGGTTTCATATAGCAATGAGCGGTTGTCTAATCACTTGTTAGACATTTTGGCCCACGAGTGCGGTTTCGAGCCTGTCCACTTGCTTTTCAAGGTCTTTGATTTTTGCCAGTAGTGCATCGGCTGGCTTTTCGAGCGCGGAGGCCATCACGACGACTTTTGTGGCCTGTTCGGATGCTGGGAGTTTTTCGATCTCTTGGCAGAGGTCGTAGATGTCTTTGTATATCGGATGAGCGAGTATGTTCATAAATGTCTAACCATTCAGTGCAGGCAACGGCGGGTTGCGCTGCGGGTTTATTTCGAGCCGTCAGGTCCGCCGTGCCTGACTTCACCGTTCGGCTTCAAGAACGCGCACCAGTGCGTTTTCGCCTGCTTGCCGGTGCGGTGGCCGTAAAGCGGTTGCACTGGCGTCAGTGCCAGTATTTCGCGCAGCGGCACTTCGATTTCGTTCCACTTGAAGATGAGTGTGCCTTCGGGTTTCAGGACGCGGAAGCACTCCGCGAATCCGAGGCGCAGCATCTCGCGCCAGTCACCGCGCAGGACGCCATACTTTTTGAGCAGCCAGCTCGTATCCCCGTTCCGTTGGATGTGCGGCGGGTCGAAGATGACGTGCGCGAATGTGTTGTCATCGAACGGCAGGTCTGTGAAGTCGGCTACGATGTCAGGGTCTATCACGATTTCTCGCTCGCCATTCTTCACTGAGCAGTCAGCGGCCAGATGTTTCTCACGGCGCTTGTCGAGGTAGATTGCCTGCGGATTCTTGCGGTCGAACCAGAACATCCGAGACCCGCAGCACACGTCCAGCACTGAAGCCGAACCATGCGCTGCACGCGAACAGCCGCCCCGCTTCTCCGTTTCGGGAGTCGCGAGCGGCAGGACGGTTTGCGTGTCGGCGTGAGTCATTGTCGGCGGCTGTCGGTGAGCTTGTCGTTCTCTCTGAGTTTATGAGTTTCGGCTAAAATCATTTCTTTTCCCCCACGTACATCGCCTTTGCCATCTTCTCCAACTCCGCCGCCTCCGCCATCGTCAGCCCGCCGCTTTCCCCGTGGCTCTCCGCCGGCTTATGCACCTCCGTCTTGTTGAAATGCGGCTTGTAACGCCGCTCCAGCACCCAGGCGAACCCCGTCCACGGACGGATCCGCGTCTTCGTTACCCCATCCTTGTCCATCTCCGTCGCGCCCGCGGCATCGCGGTAAATAATCTCCTCACCGCCCTCCTTGATCGCCTTCAACGCCCGCGCCATATACCGCGCGTGTTTCAACAGCATGATCTCGCGGAAATCCTCGCGCCGACTCACCACCGGCCCAAACGTCGAAGCATTCACACCGACGAGCGCACACGCGTAATCCTGCGGAATCCCGTCCGCCATATACTCGCCCACCTCCTCGACAATCTGCCGCGTGATCTTCCGCGGACGCCCGCCCTTGGATTTCTTTTTGGTCATCGCGCCACCCTTCCCGCCGCACCCGTCCGGATCCGGCTCAAATAAACCTGGTTCGCATACCCCGGCAGATTCCGCACAAACGGCCGGCGCGCCGCCGCCTCCTCAATCGCGAACACCACCAAGTCCGCGTTTTCCTTCACGCGCCGCTCCCACAACTCCGCCGCCCCTGGACGCAGCTCCGTCAGATACTGCGCGATCATCGCCCGCGCCTGCGCTCCGTCCCCGGTCCCCTTCCGGATTCCGGAACTCACATGATCATGATTAAGGCATGTTCTTTCAGTGGCATGTTTCGGAACATGATCATGATCAGAACCATGATCGCGAGCCGTCCGGATTCCGGATGGGACTCGTCCGGATTCCGGATGCCCCTTTCCCGAATCCGGTAATGCCTCTCCCGATTCGGGAGAACCATCCACCGCCGCCCTCATGCGCCCGACCATGCTGCCCACCGCCGGCACCGCCAACGCCTCGCTCATGCTCATGCTCTCCGTCGCCAGCGCCAGCCGCGCCGCCACAGATTTGCCCCGCCATGCTTCCAACCATGCTGCGCGCTCCATGCACTCCGTCACGCGCCAAAACTCCACCGGCTGCACCCGCACCACCATTCCCTCCACCGCCCGAGCCTCCAGCGTCACCCCGCCCAGGCGCTCACACTCCCGCATCGTCTCCAGCACATGATTGCGCGGAATGCCCGTGCGCGCCGACCACTCCGCCACCGACACCGGCCCGCCGTCTCGCAACGCCGCCACCAGCAACCGCAACGCCTGCGGACGCCACTTAAAGCGCAACAGCTCCGTAGTCATGCGATCCTTTCTCCCGTTCCAGCCACACCACCACCGGCTCAATATGCACCGTCGGCTTGGCCACCATCGAATTCGTAAACCGGAACACCCGCCACCCCAGGCGCGCCGCGGCATTATATTTCTCGCAATCCGCCGCAAACCCGAGCCCGCGCGTATGCCGCCCGCCCGTCCATTGTCCTCCCTCGATCTCGATCGCCACCCGGCGCGCCGGCAGCGCGAAGTCAAAGCGCCACTTCCGCGCCGGATCAAACCTCACCTCCGCCGTCAACTTCGGCCCGCCCAGCGCGCGCCAATAGTGCGCGAACGTCGCCGATAGCCTGCTATCGTTGGATTTCACGCGCCTCATCGTTTCTGAATCGGTTCAATCGCTGGTGCCTGCTGCGCCCTCGGCTCGGGAGCGGACTTTGCCAGATACTCCTCCCAGAACTTCAAACGCTCCAGTTGCTCCTCCGTCGGAGCGCGCAACGAGCGCCACACCTTGATCCGCCACAGGATCGTTTCGCGAAAGGGAGAACTGACCGGAGCCGCGCCATCCGTTGGCGTCTCATCGCTTCCATGCGTCTCGGCTCCGGCCATAAACTCTCTACGCGCCGATCAACACCGGCACCTTCGTTTCATCCGCCACGGTCAACAGCACCGCCTTTGCTGCGTCACGGATGACCAGGTGAGGCGTTACCGTCTCATACCAAAACACCAGCGCCTTGCTCACGATGCGATAACGCAGCCGCGCCTGTACCCGGTAATGCGGCACCCCACTAAACGGCTGAATCAGCAACAGCAGCTTCGCCGGCACTTCCATCGAGCCAGCAACCACCCCGCCGCGCAGCTCCACGTCCTCCTCGAAATCCAGCTTGTTCTTGCCGCTGTTCAATCGGATAGCCGTGTTGAATCTCACATTGCTCTTGCCTTCCAGCGTGGACACCAGCTCCAGTAAATCCGCGCCAGACGGCGATTCAAACACCCGCTCATTATCCTCCAGGAACAGCGCAAATTCTGTCTGAGTGAACGGCTTTTCCCCGCCGTTCCGCTTCATCCACGTCGCCCATTCCTGCGTCACTTCGAGCGTCAAATGCGCCTGATGCGTGCTCCAGGCACGAGCGTTTAACGCCGTTTCCAGCGTCGTCTCGTTGTGATAATCCAGATGCGCCACCAGCTTGCAGCCGGTATCGGACACCGACGCAAAGATCAGCGTGCCCGCCGTCGTGAACCGCTTCACGTACGCCGCGAAGCTCTCCGGCTCCGTAAACGTCACCGACCGCGGCACCTTCGCCGCCTCGTGTTTCAGTGTTTCCAGCTTGTAACCCTGCGGAATCACCACCGTCGGCACGGAGCCAAACGATGACACCACCGCACCCATTGAACGCCCTGCATCCAGCAACGCCTGCACGTTGTCAGGAATCTTCACCGCGATATTTTGATCAGCCATAAGTTTTGTTCTCTTGAATGTTCGTCTCTTGAATTAACCCACCTGCCGCACTTCCTTCACCGCGGGCATTTCCGCCACCGCCACCACCTTCGGCACCTCCGCGACCGTGCGCAAAGGAAGCTCCTTTTGCCGCGGATCGTTCCGCATCAGATTGCCCTGCTCATCACTGAACCAGATGCTCGATCCGCGTTCCGGTTCCGACTTCCGCACCTTCGGCTTGCTGAACACCACGCCAAAGGCACCCTTGGCCGCTGGCGTAAACTTCACCTTCAGCTCGATCGTGCTGGCCTTGCCGCTCAACACCACCGCCGCCGTCGCCTCCCGCATGGCATCCGCCAGCTCGTTACATACATCCCCGCCGTCATGCGTCTGGAGCACCTGCATGAATGCATTGCTCGGCGCCGGCCCCTGTTCTTCGTTCTTCATGTCGTTCGCTTTCGTTGGTTGTTTCAGTGGACTGTCAAACTCCAGTTGCCGGCGTTCGCCCAAAGCGGGCACCGCGCCGTTAATAATTTAAGGTTCGACCGAATCGCAGCGCGGCCGCCGGCAACAAATTCATAGCATCCTCACTTCAATTTTTCCCGCCCGCGCGAGGTTCCCCACCATCTCGATCACCTTGTTCATCATAAAGGAATCGAGCGGGTCCAAGGCCGCGTTCTTGTCGATCCAGCTCTGTTGAGGAATGGACTTCGCCGCCAGCCATTCCGCCAGCCATTCCTCCGTAGTGAACGGATCGCGACCCGGCACATGTCGCATCCGGCGCATCAGCTTCGCCGCCCAGCGCGTCGTCTTGCCGAAACGCTTGGCCAACACCGGCACCGTGATCGGCTTCACCTCCGCGCTCATCGCAACACCTTGTTGACGCGCACCCAGCGCGAAAGCCTGTTCGTGCGCCGATTCCGGCACATCATCCGCGACCACGCGCCGCGCTGCTCATGCGGCTGCGTTTCCACCTCAGGCAGATTCTCCCGCCGCGCCGCCGCCGCCGATTGCGCTAGGATGGACAACAACAACCCCGCCGACACCGCGAACATCCCCGCAAAAACCCAGAATAAAATGATCATGCTTTCTCCTTTTTGAAGGTGACACTGCGCACTGGAACAACCCGGCAATGCTTGGCACACGGTAGCGCGTTGAACCCCTCATATCGCCCAAAAGCCCGTGCGTAATGCGTCGTTCGCTCTATTGCCTCACGCGCCTCCTTTCGACTCCGGAAAACCGTCCTTATATCCCGATCGTCCGGAAACTCCAAAATGCCATCCTCGGGATAACCCGGCTTTACCACCAAGCTCAACACCTGCTCGTAATCTTCACAGGCTTCCAACACCAGAAAACCATCGTTCGAGAATGTCGCCGCGCTCACACCGTTCCTTTCTTCTTTGGTTTGTAAGGCCGCATCGTCAGCCCACGTTTCGCCAGATACGCGTCCAGCCCACGCTTGAACTCGCCCACCGCGCCCATCTTCGCCATCGCGCCTGCCTCTGCCGTGTCCCCGTGCGCGATCTCCGAATGCCTACGCAACTTCATGCTCGTTGTTCGTGTCATTGCCGTTTATGAGTTTTTGAGTTTCGGCTCTACCTCCTCGAAATGCCCCGCATTGAACCAGAGCGGGATCCCCTTCAACGTGATCATCACGCTCCCGGCTCCGTTCGACATCACACTGGCCACCGTGTAAACCTTCCCGTGCGTCAACGTCTCCGCCGCCGTCACCTGATGCCCGATCGCGCCCGCCGTCGGGTTCTCGTAGCGCACCATCATCCCAACCACCGGCACAAACTTCCCCGCGCGCAACCGCTCGATCTCCGCCACCTGCGGACGCCGCGCCGCACACGCCGGACACCACACCTCATCCCCGATTTGCAGCCAACCGCGCACCGTGGCATCGCCCAACGCCTCCTTGCGCCCCTCTTCCGGCGTAGTCATCGGCATGGCCGTTGCGATCCCGCTGCATTCCTCATTGCCTTCCAACCACCCACTGCACAACAGATTGACCTCGTAAGTGAATTTCATGGCTCAGTGAAGAAACGGCAGTTTGTCCACCTTGAACCCGCACGCCTGCTTGTGCCCGCCGCCGCCGTATTTCGTGGCGATTACGGACAGGTCCACATCCGGCTTGCCCGGCACGCCGTAGAGGCTGATGGACCACTTGCCATCCTTGCGCAGACAGAACCCTAAAAGCCCGTCATGCTCCGGCTTGATGCCCGCCGTGAATAAATGGCTGTTGTAACTGCCCGCGTTGCAGCACAGGAACCAGAGCCCCTCCCATTGCCGAGTAAACCCGTTGTTGCCGATAATCAGCTCGTTTTTCCGCGTCTCGGCGTAGGCCACAGCCTTGCCGCTTTCCAGTAACGCCAACACCGGGAACGCCCCCGACGGACCATCAAAAAGCATTTGGGCCCACCACCCCGCATCTAATTCCCTGGACCGTAAACCGTGCTGAAACAATTCTGCATCCGGATCGCGCTTGTCCCAAATGTCGTATTCCCCCGCAAGACGCACCGCCAGCGGTTCAGCAACTTGACGATCCACGAATTGCCCCTTACCCGGCAAATTCGGATCCAGTTGATTACGGTGGGGATCAAGCCCTTGCTGTAAAAACGTGAACCACTGCCACGCCAGCCGGCACGCCGCCACGCCGTCGATGCGATAGCCTGGAATCGTCGCCGGATACTTCTCGATCGCCGTCTTGTGATGGTCGATCCAGATCAGACCGCCATGATCCATCAATTCATCCACGGACAGATCCAGAATGTAGAGAACACAGACCGGCGGAACGTTGGGCGTCGGCTCGCCGTATTCCCAACCAATCAATTCGGCATCGGGCAGGAACTTGCGCGCAATCTCCCGGCAGAAAATTCCGTCAAAATCGGACTTGTGATAGATGACCACTGTTTTGTTTTTCATAGTTTCAGCCTTCACGCCGCCACCTCCGCCTTCAGCTTCATCGCGCACGGCGGACAAATGCCGTGACTCACCGCGCCCGTCGCGCCCGGCATCGGCAGATCCGCCCAAAGCCCGTCAACGCGCCACTGCTTGCACCAAGCGCACTGCACTTGCAGCCCCACCTTTGCCGCCAGCCACTTCTCCGCATCCACGCCGAACACCACATCCCCGATCGGCACCTGCGACACATGCCCCGTCTCGGGATGCCGCACGGAAACCATCACCACGCGCGTCCGCTCATCGAGCCACGAGACAAGCGCCTCGTGCCACTCGCCCGGATGCTCCCCCGTTGTCTTCGGGATGCACCGGCTCGCAAGAGGAATGTTGAACGGCTCCGCGTTCATGCCGCCTCCACATCCCGCCGAATCAACCGGCGCACATACTTCGAGAAATCCAGATCCGGCTCGGACTGAACCCGCGCCTCGACCTTCGGCCACATCGCCTTCAGCCAGCAACTTCGCCCGCTGGCAGCTTTGGCACACACGTTCCGAGTGTTTGCCGGGAAGCTCGAACTGCTTCCAACACACCTGGCACAGCGCCTCGTATCGGAATGTTTCAGTCCTGTTCATGCCGCCTCCACATCCCGCCGGATCAACCGGCGCACATACTTGGAAAAATCCAGATCCGGCTCGGATAACACCCGCGCCTCGACCTTCGGCCACATCGCCGCCGGCATTGAAATCGACTTGGTAATGTTCGCCGGTTTCGCGGCTTTTTCTTCGGCTGGCTTCCGTGCGTTCTTCATTTCGCTCCGCATCATTTGTTATCCCGTCGGAAGATTCAAGAACTTTCTTTAGGAATTTTTCACAAGGAATCTTCTTGAATACTTCCTATCGTTTGCGAAGATGGCCGCACTATGGCCACCAATCCCAAAGGCGAGAACGAAACTAAGAGCGTCTCCATGCCTCCCGAACTCCTTGCCGCCGCTACCGAGCGCGCCAGCAAGCTCCGCATCTCCAACTTCTCCGCCTACGTCCGCAAGCTCATCGAGCAAGACCTGGCCACGCGAGGACACCTCATCTATGAGGAATCAGATCCCGCGCCAATGCCTCCCGCCAAGCCCGTCAACTACCGCAAACGCAAATGAAACTGACCACCGCTCTTCTTGTTCTTAGCTTGCTGCTTTGCTTTGCGGCCTTCTCGGAATCGCTGATTGTCTCCACCAATCAAACCAGATCCGAGACGTTCACGGTTCAGAATTGGTGCCGCCGTTTTCCCGGTGTGCATAAGCATCAGCAATTAGAAGTCTTCGCGCGCCAAGGAAAGCTGTTTGCGATCTGCGGTTCTTGCGGTGATGAAATTCCGCTGGTGCGCTACTTCGGAACGAACAGCATTCAAGCCACTCTTGATAATATTTCAAAACTTCCATGAAACCATTCTTTGCCCTTCTCGCCGTCCTGCTCGTCGGCTGTCGCAGCTCTGGCGTGCTTCAAGTGTCGGCCGATACCTACCTCATCACCAAGCGCAGCGGCGCCGGCATGTTCGCCAACGTCCCCGGCATGAAGGCGGAAGTCATTCAGCAAGCCAACGCCTACGCCGCCGGCAAACAGATGAAGCTGGAACCCATCGACCTCACGGAATCCACGCCCGCCCACGGCTTCCCCAGCGTCACCTATCAATTCCGCCTCGTCGCCACCAACGCCCCATGAATCCGTGCCCATCCGTGCCATCCGTGTCTGTCTGCATGAAATGAAAGCCATCCGCGTCAAATCCGGTTCATCTGTCGTGCGCGTGTTCGCCTCGCGCTCCGGCAAATACACCCGCTTTGAACTGCGCTGGACCGATCACCACGGACGCCGCCGCCGCCTCAAGCGCAGCCAGCGCGCCGCCGCCCTTGCCGAAGCCAGGCGCCTCGCCGACGACCTCGCCCGCGGACACCACCAC